CAAACGGCCGCGACAACGCCCTCCGCAAACTGCGCGACAAGCGTTTTGACAAAGTGGTGCGTGATGCTATCGCCGCGGATAAGCCACTAAGCCCGCGCGATATTGAGCAGATCAGCAACCGTTACAAGGATCGGCTGTTGAAGTTTCGCGGCGACACGATTGCACGCACTGAAAGCATCACGGCATTGCGCGCTGGGCGGCATGAGGGCTTTGAGCAGCTTGTTGACAGCGGGCAGGTTGGCCCAGATCAGATCACGCGCGTTTGGGACGCCACGGGTGACAGCCGCACGCGCGAGGACCATGCGCAGATGGACGGGCAAGAGGTGGTTGGCTTTGACCAGCCCTTTGTTGCGCCGGATGGATCGCTTATGATGTTTCCCGGCGACACCAGCTTGGGCGCGCCTGCCGAGCAAACAATTCAATGCCGCTGCTTTGAGCGCATTCGCGTGAGGTATATCTGATGGCTGGATCATTTACGGCAGACTTGCAGCGGTTTGGGTCTAAGGTGCAGCGCCGCGCCTTAGACGTTGCGCGCGAAAGCATCCAAGATGTGATCGACGACGCGCAGACGCCAAAGGCCAAGGGCGGGCGTATGCCTGTTGATACGGGCTTTCTGCGCAACAGCTTGGCAAGCGGCCTAAATGGCTCGTTTGGCCCGCCTAACGAAAACAGCTACATCCTAACAATTGGCGAGTTGGACTTGGGAGATGTCGCGCGCTTTGCGTGGACAGCGGAATATGCTATTTTCCAAGAACTGGGCAGTTCTAAGCAGGCGGGCAATCACTTTGTTGGAGTTGCTGCCGCAAAATGGCCGCAGTTTGTCGAAGCTAACGCGAGGCGGATCAGATGAATGAAGTCGCGATAGCAAATGCGATTGGGCAGCGGTTAGCGGCTTCGCCTTCGCTTGGCACAATCGTCTGGGAAAACAAAGACGCCACGCCATCGCGCCCGTATCTGCAATTCGAATTGGTGCGCGTTAATCGGCGCAATCTGACAATTGAAAGCAACGCCCCGGTAAGCCGAGGCTTTGCCGTGGTGACAATCGTTGCCGATGTTGATAAGTTCGCAACAAGTGCAACCCAAATTGCGGACAGCGTGGCAGCACGTTTTCCTTTTGGGCTTCGCTTACCAATTTCAGGCGGTGGCGTGGTCGTCATCATTCAGCCGCCTTCTATTTTGCAGGGCTTCAGAGACGGGCCAGATTGGCGCGTTCCGGTGCGCATAGAATATGAAGCCGCTGCATAAGCCGCCTTGCTTGCGGGCTGACCGATGGTCGAAAGCAGGTTAAAATCTTAACTGCGGTTTTTGCCGCGCAAGCCGAAAGGTTCAAAACATGAGCATTAGCTATATCGGCTCGAAGCTGTGGGTCAAAGCCCAGCTTCCGGCCTCGTTTACCGCAAGTGGTTACAACGCCCTCACCTTTGTTGAGGTCAAGGGCATTGTGGACGTTGGCGAAGTTGGCGACCAGCAGAACGATATTGCTATCGACACGCTGGTTGGCCGNNNGTGAATGGCTCGTCCGATCTGGGCGAAATTCCCGTCAGCTACAACTTCATCTCTGATGACGCGGGCCAAGTCATCATCCGCGCTGGCGCTGGCACCAATACGGCGCACAGCTTCAAGGTGCAGGATGCTGACGGCAAGCTTGCCTATTTCCATGGCGTGATTGCAAACGTGCGTGACCGCGCGCGTTCCTCGTCCGAATACAAGGGCGAGACCTTCACGATCCGTGGCAACTCGGCAGTTGTTCGCACTCAGGCGCCGACCTAATCCGCACCTGTGGCGGTATCGGGCTGGGGCGAGCGTGGTTCACCGTCCCAGCCCACTTTTGAACCAGAACCGCAAAAGGATTTCCAATGGATTTTTCTGCATTTGACAGCCGCGCCGCTGCTGAAAAAGGCCGTGAGTTGCATCTTGAGCATCCCGCGACCGCCGAGCCGATCTATGACGGCGAAAACCCCTGCATCGTGATTGTTCGCGGCACCGAAAGCCGAGAGGCACAAGCCGCGCTTGCCAAGCTGCGCAAGATTAAGATGGCAGAAGGCGACGAGAAAGCCGACGAGGCATCGCTTGAGGACATGCACCAGCGCCTTGTGGAGACCGCCACGCCGCTTGTGATTGGCTTTAAGAACATCAACCGGGGCGACAAGCCCGCAGAAGCGCCCAAGGATGTGGGCTGGTTTTTGAACCTTCAGCTTATCAACGGCGTTGAGGGCGAGCGCTCTTTTGTCGAGCAGGTCGTTAATTACGCCACGAAGCGTTCCCACTTCTTGGGAAACGGCTCAAGCAGCTAGAACTTGAGGCGGCACAGATCGGGCACCTTCACAGCAACCCCGAGCACTGGAACGAAACCCGCATTGAAAAGCTGATCAAGCAAAAGCGGCAGGTGCCTTTGGTGCCTGTCGATGACGGTCAATAATGGGCAGAGGTTTGGGCGTATGCTCAGGCAACGCAAAACATATCCGAGCCGTGGGAATTTCGTGCTATTATGCAAATGTCCAGAGCGTTTGTCAGAGCGCGGCGTGAAGGTGAAAGCGTCTTTGCGATCCCGCCAATGGAGCAGATAGAAAATGACTGATTTCGCAACGCTTGTGCTTGCCGCAGACACTCGCCAGATGACGCAGGCCGAGCGCGCGATTGATGGCGTCACCAAGGCTGGTGATCGCGCCGAGAGGGCAACAGGGGCTCTGGGGCGGGGCATTGATGACGCTTCCAAAAAAACAAAGGCTTTTTCTGGCAACCTTAACGGCTTAAAAACTGCCTTGGCGGCTGTTACGTCTGCGTTAGCAGTGAAGGAGTTAATAAATTACACAAACACTTGGTCAGACCTGCAATCGCGTGTGGGTTTGGCCGTTCAAGACATGACGGCAGCGCCAGCCGTTCTTGATCGAATTTCGCAAATGGCGCGCCGCACATTTTCAAGCCTAGACCAGACGGCAGAGGCTTTTTTGAGAAACGCAACTGGGTTGCGCGAACTAGGTTTGTCAACAAATCGGTCTCTTGATTTTGTTGAGGCACTTAACAACGCGCTAGTTGTTTCTGGCGCAAAGGCCCAGCAAGCGGAAAGCGCCCAAAACGCCCTTTCCAACGCCCTAGCATTAGGGTCTCTTCGTGGCGACGACCTTAACACAATCCTAACCAGCGGCGGCAGGGTTGCAGAGTTGTTGGCCGACAGTTTAGGCACAACCACTCTTGGCCTGCGTGAAATGGCTGCGGACGGCAAAATAACCGGCGATGTCATTATAAATTCGCTTGTCGGGAATCTTGATCTGTTGCGCCAAGAGGCTGACAGTATGCCAGCGACCATTGGCGATGCGATGACTTTGATCAACAACGCATTGTTGACAACTGTTGGCAGCTTTGATCAGATGTTAGGTGCCTCGTCCGCCGTTGCAAACATTTTGATTTTGCTTGCTGACAACATGGACAGAGCGGTTGTGATGTTGGGCACGGCTGCGGCAGCGTTTGTCGTGTATCGTGGCGCTGTAATAGCCGCGCAAATTGCCACGATTGGGCTGTCTGGCGCGCTTGTGGTCGCGCGGGCGGCTTTGCTGCGGCTTGGGCTTGGCATCATTATTGTCGCGGCTGGTGAACTTGCGTTCCGCATTTCAAAGCTGATCGAGTCTACAGGCGGATGGGGCAACGCGCTTTCGCTTTTAGGTGAGGTTGCGTCTGGCGTTTGGACGGGCATTACTACCAGCGCGTCCGCAATCTTGCCCGGCTTGGCTTCCGTCTGGCAATCTCTGCGCAGTGATTTTTTGCTTTTGACCTCAGATTTGGCTCAGTATTGGGCTGATTTCTTGGGGAGAATGGCTAACGCGCTTGAAGGCGTTCCCGTTTTTAAGGCTTTAGAAGAAGGATTGAGAAACGCCTCTACTAATGTAACTCGCGCAAGTGGCGACATTGCTGCTTCTGCAATAGACGCAGCCCAGCAATCTGAAAAATTAGCTGAAACAGCACGCAACAATTTGACCAGTGGATTTCAAATTGCGCGCGAAGCGCTGTCTCGCCTAAACACAATTGTTGAAGAAAACATAGCTTACGGAGATCTTTCTAAAAAAAGTATTTAT